CTCGATGTCATTTCTAATCTTGTGCCGCTCCTCCTGCGCTGGGACTCCGTTCTTGAAGTGGATGGAGAACGAAGGAGCGAGGCCGTTCTTGATATTGTTGATGTGGTACTTTCCGATTTCCTTGTCCAACTCGATGTAGTCAATCGAGCCGATGTAGTCGGGCTTGGGGTAGTAGTACGATCCGGGAGAGAACGGCTTGACGTACAAGATTTGCACGGGGTACTCTAATGAATCCTCCGGGTCGAAGGCACGCACGAGCTCCGGCTCGATTTGTTTGTTCGACCAGTCCTTTGAGTAGTAGTAAAAATTGACGTTTTCGTCGTTGTCTACCTCAGCCGAGCGGATATTCTCAAAGGGGCAGTGGCGCACCTTGGCAACCGTCGTGCGGTCGATGCTGTACACGACCTCCAGCGCGAAGCCTCCTTGAATCTTCAAGTCAAGGCACGCCTTCCGGACTTCATCTTGCAAGCCCCACTCTTCAATCTTGAGGCGAGCTTCTAACGTGTCGGCCTGCACCCCGTCGCCGTAGATCATATAGGCGATGGAAGTGCAGAGGGCGTTGTGCGTGGCGCTGCTCTTGTAGAGGTCGATGAGGTATTGAGGGAAGAGGTTGTCGTCCCCGTACTGAACGTAGCCCTCATTGGAGGGTCTCTCCTCGTAGGAGCGTTCTTGGTATTCGTTGAGTTTTAGTAAATCCATCACTCGTAATATATAACGTTGTCAGGGATAGAGACGTTAGGAATAGTCCACGCGGGCTCGTCGCTTACTTTGCATGGCCCAATTTCGCATACCCCGACTACACTTGCGTCCGTTGGGTCGAGGTTGGTGGCTGAATTCTGCCCCCAAATTTTGTAGGTAAAGAGGCCGCTTTCGGTAATCAAAACGCCGTTGGTCGTGTCGGCGTTGGTGTCGAGTTCGAACTGCGTATATCTCTCGTTATCGTAGCTCAACACAGGCACAGCGTAGTGCTTTTCCTGCGTCGCTTGGTTGGTGAGCTCCAAGAGATAGTGCGTGAAGCTGGGCAGAAACTTACGTGACTCGAAAGGAGTAACGTTGACCAAGTTGGAGGCGGTATTGGGGGAGAGATGAATCATGCTTCAAAATAAAGGGGAGAGCAACTGCCCTCCCCCTCCTTGTAACTATATCGGAAAAGGCCGTCGGTTAGGCTGGGGTAACGTTACCGGTAGCTCCGTCCGTCGCTGAATCCCAGTCGAGGAATGGTGCCGCCGTTTGTTCTTGGGCTACTACCGTGAGGGTGATGCCGCGCAGGTCGCCAGCAGCTACGCCGCTCGTGACCTCGGAAGCCGTAACCTCCGCTCCGCGAATGTTACCCACAACAAAGTAGTTGCCGTTCACGTCCTTAACTACTACCACGAGGCGACCTTTGGCGAGGTTCAAAAGCTCGACCTGATCGGTGCCGTCCAACCCCGGCAAAACCAAAGTAAGAGTTTGTTCGAAGTAGATAGTCCGGTTTTCCGTCGAAGCGTTAATTGTCTGCACCAAAGAGCTCACATTCCGTGAGGTGTCAAATCCGTAGATAGTAAGTGCAGCGGTAGCGTCGTCGATAACTCCGTCCGTTGTCCCTCCCGGAGCCTCCCAGATACCTGAAGAGAACTCGCCAAAGTAGACCTTCTCAATGCCTCCAAATACGTCCCGGCATTCGAGGTCACGTTGTGTAATTGTGATAGTTCCGCAGGGCATTAGGCGAAGGAATTAAAGGTTGCACCAGTAATACTTGGAACAAAGGCCGCCGAGGTGTTACCCTCTGGGGTCATTGTGGCCTCTTCTGCTGTGATTTCGAGCGTCATACCTGAGAGGTCGCCCGTAGCTGTCCCCGTCGTTACGGAGCCGCCAGCAAGCTCACACCCACGGGTGTGTCCCATAATCCAAAAGGCGCCGTTTACGTCCATCACCACAACAGCAAGACGCCCGTAGCCGAGCTCTTGAAGGTTTACGATGTCCTCGGATGTCAACTTAGGCAAGACGAGGGTAAGCGTCTGGGTGTAGTACATAGTACCATTTTCCACCGAGCCCGTTCCCGATTGTGTGAGAGAGGAAGCGTTCTTCGTTGTGGCAAAAGGTTCGAGTGTCACCGTAAGGGTTCCCGACGTGGCGCTAATAAGGCCCGTCGTAGCACCCGGAGACGCCCACAACCCCTCCTGCCATTCTGCGATATACACACGCTCGATACCCCCGAGGGCGTCGCGGCATGGAAGGTCGCGTCCTGTAAGAGTAAGGCTACAAGCCATAATTTAGGGGGTTGTGAAAGTTGGGGGGAGCCTGTTCTCTCCCCCCTTCTCTCGGGTTCAATTATTAGCTGGAGCGGCGAGCTACTGCGATGGCAGCTTCGTCCACAATCTGACAACCGCCAGAGAACTGCATGATCACACGAGTCACGTCGTCACCGGTAACGTCACGCAAGTTCAAGATAGAGGCGTTGATGTGGTCGGTCAAGAGGTCGGTACCGAAGTACAAGTTCTCACGCTGTGCGAAGACGAAAGAGTCGTCAGGCATACCGGCAGGCGTGATGATTTCGTAGCCCTTGTAGTTCTGAGCGAATCCTTCAGCCAAGTAGGTCAGCTCTGCCGTGCCAGCGATGGCCTCGAAGTAGAGTTGCTTCATGGCACGAGACATGAAGAGCTTGGTGTTGGGGTCGCCAGCGATGACAGCAGGAACAGCCAAGGCGTTCAAGCGAGCCAAGATGTTGGCAGCGGTGGTAGCACCCGTCAACAAATCCTCTTCGCCGGGAGTAGCGGCGACGATTTTGTTCATCAACCCTGCGAAAGAGTTGTACGTTCCCGTCGTTGCTCCGTCGGTGTAGTCGTACTTGCCCTGCCAGATATTGCGCTCGACAGCCTCGGCGGTCTTAGCAGCAACGTACTGAGCCACGAACGTCGTGAAGTCAGCAGGTGCGGCGGAGTTTTGTCCGCGCATCTGAGCACCTTCCCACGTAGCGCGGAGGTCTTCGTTGCATACCTGCTCGTTAATCTTCAGAGCGTCGACGGCCAAGATAGCCTCGCCCAAAGTCAACTGACCAGCAGATGGGGTTGAGAACGCGCAGTCGTCGTTGGCTTGGATAGCCACGCCGGAGAACTTCCGGAGAACTGCTTTAGAGTGAACATTTTCACGAACGGTCACATATCCGTTCGCGATGGTGTCGGCAGACAAGACAGCAGCAGACACGTAAGGACGTGCCGCTTCTCCTGTGTAAGTACCGACGGCAACAGTTGCGTTTGCCATTATTTAGAGAAGTTTTGAAGGAGAGCTGACACGCGCTCCTGAGTTGATAGATTCTTGAGGTCGAGAGGCTCACGCTTCGTCGTTGGGGCTTGATGCTTCAGGCCCGCTTCGGCGGCTTGCTTTTGGATGGCTTCGAGCTCCGCCTTGACAGCGGCAAGTTCGACAGCTACAGCGTCCTCTTCTTTTTTTGGTTCGGGGGTGTCGGCTGACATCTCCTCCTTGTCGTCCTTGTTCAGGGCTTCAAAGGCGGCAGCAATCATCTCCTCCACCTCGGCTTTGGTGACGTAGCTGGGTGTCTCCTCAGCTTGCACCTCTTCCGTTTCTTCGGAGGCTTCTACCTCTTGGGTTTCTTCTGAGGCTTCAACCTCTTCGGTTGATTCTGAAACTTCTTCGGAAGCCTCTACTTCCTCCACTACCTCTTCGGTAGCTTCGCCAACAGAAGTGACAACACCGCCATCACCGACTACGATGACACCGCCGTCTGCGAGGGTGTAGTCGCCGGGAGGCAAGGGGATGTTCTCGCCCTCGTCGTTGATGATGTAGGCTTCTACACCTTCTGCGAATTGTTCTGCGTCGGTGTAAATCACCGTGCCGTTTTCGAGTGTGGCTTCCGCCATCTCGGTGCGCTTCTCCTCGCTCACCGTCAGGTTGACGTTGAAACGATTGAAGACTTCTTGCACTCGTTCTTGGATAGTCATGGAGTCCTTTTTTTCAATGAGTATTTGAAAGCCTCAATCCTCAAGTGAATCGAGCTCTTTTTTCAACGCCTCAAAGAATTTGAGGTCGACGATTTGCTGGACAAGCTCCGAGAGCATCTCCTCGTCTTGGTTCTTCTTCATCTTGTCAGCGAAATAGCCCTCGATGGAGAAGCCTTTGACCTTGCCTTCCTTCACCCACTCCTGCCAGATAGCCTCGTTGTCTACCTTGACAGCGACCATCCACGTACCTACCGGGACGTCCAACCCGTAGAGGGCGGATTTGTCTTTCTCTTTGTCCTCTACCATCCACGACTCTACCACGGTGAGGCCGTTGATGGAGTGTTCGTGTTCGAGGGTGTGGTTGGCTTGGTTGCCGTGCTTCAAATAGAGCTCCGCCGCACGTCGTACCGTGGCCTTCGAGAAGTACACGTAGAACTCGTCCTCTCCGTTCTTGCGGTAGATAGGCTTGTCCGGTACGAGGGCAGGGCCGAGGAGGATACGTTTGTCTGTGTCGGCCTCCGCAAAGGATACCTTTTGTTCTTTGAGGGCGATGAAGTCGAGCTCAATGGCTGGGCGGTCTACGATGCTGATCGCGTCGATGCCGTACAGCTCCGCGTCTTCGTCGATGATTAGTTCTACGATTCTCATAACGTGCTTTGATCTTGGATTTTCTTGTTTGCTTGTTGGGCGCTTGTGACGTTCTCGCTGATGACATACGTCTCAATTACTTGCTGTTGTGCTCCTTCGCCCAAGAATCCGAGGTCGAGGGTAGGGGCAGGCGGTGTTTGTCCTGCGGCAGTAGCAGCCGAAGCCGCCCCACCCGTTCCGGAGTAGCTCGACCCTCCATCACTCACTCCGCCTTGGAACGTTTGGCTTTGAATCTTCTTGACGTTAGCCAGACCCGCAGCGGTGGCAGCGACAGCCGCAGCCGTACCCAACCCCGGCCCCACCACGGGAATACCTGCAAGCGATTTGAACGCCTGTACCGCGCTCTCGTATGTCGAGATGAGGGCTTGTGCTGTCTGTATCTTTTTAGACCGCTCAAAGCCTTTCTTTTGTTCCTGCTCTGACTCACCCGTAAAGGCTTCGTTCAGGGCAGAGAGAGCGTTGAGGGTGGACTTGGTAATATCGAGCCGGGCCTGCTTGATGGCTTCGGCGTTGGCCAGTTCCTTGTCAAGGTCGGCTTGCCTTTGAGCATCGCCTTGAGCGTCGGATTCGGCGCGATATTTTTCGTCAATGGCGGCGAGGTCTGCGTTTAGCTGCTCGGTAGCGGCCCGAAGTAGTCCTTCGTCGTCGCCTGCGATGGCT